ATTCGAATCAGTCACTTACAGAGTTTTCACCAAGGTTTTCCCTGTAGTCTTACTGTTTATGGCGGGGAGGACTTGTCTAGGCTATCACACATTCCGTAGAAAGTCAACACCTATTTTTGCCGTGGTGTAAACAAAGGACTTACTGTACCTATGGGAAAACGTATATTTTTTCCTTGACAGGGACATTCGCTGGGTGTATAATCATTTGTAGGTAGGAGAACTATGCCTGCCGACATTCAGACACATCTCAAGTCTTAGCGGACTTGGGCTAGAGCGGGGCGATGCCAGTACATCGCTCCTCTCAACCTTACTGGAGGAACTTATGAATACCCCAAATTTTGCTGTGCCGCTTGCGACTCGGTACCAAGAGAACACGTACGTCCAGTTGCCACTGGAAGAGTGTAAACGAAAAGATAGAGAACACCTGCTCGGTTGGAAGAATTCAGACAACAGGCAACGAACAAAGCAGAGAATCAAGTTTCCATACACAAGGTTGTCATGTGTGTACGGCATTGTTGACCCCAGGACACAAGAGTTAGTTTATGTGGGAGTCACAAAAAATCTCGGCATACGCTTGTGTAAACATCGCCAAAGCACTACGTGGTATAGAACTTTGGAAAAGAAAAGCCGCAAGCCTGGAGTACTAATTTTGGAACTCCGTCCAACAGAAAAGTGGGAACGAGAAAAAGAATGGATTCAATTCTTCAAACACCTTGGCATGCCTTTGTTCAATAAAGAACGGACAAAAAAGTAACGATGATCTTCTCCTCCGCATGTTGTCTCCTTTCCAACCATGCCTCGGCCCCGCCGTTCTCCTTCGGCGCGATGGGCCGAGGCCAAAAGTTTGGGTCTTTAGCACTTAGCAGTGTGGGCGCTCAACAACGCGCCCGACCTACGTATCCCCGCTTTGCGGCGGGACCATCGGCCACACCAGCCGAGAAACACAAGTTTGCACCACAGAAGATTCAGTAGCCTTTAGAGCGTAAACCTGACTTTGAAGCTGCAACATCGGGACAGGGGTCGGGTAGCCTTAGGTGGCGTACGCCCCCTGTGCCCTCACAGGAGTGCCATGATCATGGACGTAGACGGAGACGAACCACTCTTCGCCAAGACGAACGAGGAGCTACGCCAACTCGATGCAGATGCCTTGGTGGTAGAGTTTCAGAAGACAACCTTCATCACCGATACGGTGCGCATAGAATGCGAAGCCGAGATGGAGTTCGGTTGCAAGTGCGACTGGAACATCGGAAGATTCAAAAGAGAATTCAAGAAGTAAATGTGGGCGGGTAGTAGCAATGGGAAAACGTTGCGCTTGCACCGCGATTGCGAGTTCGAGTCTCGCTCTGTCCACCAAAGATTTCGTCAGCTAGTAATCCAGTAATGAGCACTGCTGAAGAAGGCAACGTCCCGTAAGTAGTGAGTGGGCGTCCCCACAATGACGAAAAAGATTCGCACGCATAAGTCCAATTAGGCGGCAGCGATAGTCGCAGAGTTTGGGAAGCGATTCTCCCTCGTCTGTGCATAGTGGTTGCAGGAGTGGAGGTTGGACAACCCAGCCTCATACGGCGGAAGCCCACATGCAATTACGTGAGGAGTACGAGATTGCTCCAGGCCAACTCAATCTCACCCGCTGGCTACTCACGCGCTAGGTGCTAAGCGCTACGACGCAAGAGACCAGTAATTCCTTGGACCCGAGGTTATGGGGGCTATGCAGTATCCCGTCGCGTAATTCAAGCCCTACTGTTGCAACAGAGAGCAACGGGAAATGTTCCTCTTATTTACATCTCCGTGGTGATGAACTACGGACCCAAAGCCTCACTCTTAACTGAGTGGGGCTTTTCTGTGCTCTAAATACCCTGAGGTGGTAAGCATCAGACCTCGCTTTTCTTTGCTCAAAAACGCCGAAGGCGTGGTGAGCCTTGGAGAGTTGTTGTGAATGTACCAGTGCACGACATTTTCGCTGCGTTGTTTGATCCGTATCATGAGACGAACTTTGACGACGCTCTTACGCCGCAGGAAATACAAGCAAGAAAAACCAAATCTAGGAGACTCAGCAATGGAAACCGAATTGAAAGCAGCAGAAGCAGAAGTCGTTAAGGTAGCCGAGGAAGCCAAGGCAGAAGTTGTCAAGGTTGCCGAGGAAGTCAAGGCAGTAGTTGTGCCAGAAGTGAAGAAAGCCATCGTCGCCATCACAGCCGAAGAGAAGTTGATCCTAGCGGAAGCCGAAGTGGAATTCCTGAAGGCGACCATGGAGATTCAACGCCTCAGCGCGATTACAGCAGCCAAAGGCAAGGAGTATCAGGCCGCTGTTGATGCAATGCTGGTGAAGTACGGACTAAGCAAGCTCGACTATCTGTTTGACGGCATCAGGAAAGTCTTCACGCCAGTTGCAAAGAAGGCGTAAGGGAGAAGTTGTGGACGAAAACTCAGAAAAGAAACCAGAGGCCCCTGTAGGAAATCCTGCAGGGACTTCTTTGCTTGTGGTGAAAAATCCACTCACTGCGGATGGCGTGCAGACGTACCGCAAAGCCGAAAAAGACTCACTCGGCAGATTTCAGAAGAAAGTAAAACCGCCCATTCCTACAGCAGAGTTCATCCAGAAAAGACGGAAGAGGCTTGCACGTGAGACCGATGGCGTGTCAGAAGACATGGCTATCTTAGAAGAACTCATAGCTTGCATGCACATAGAGGTCGGGTTTGACAACAAGACAGGTCTTGCAGACTCAAAAATGGTAATGGCCAAAGCCAAGGTAGCCGAAACAATCTGGCTATTCACGCATGGAAAACCAGCAACGGCAGAAGCAGACTTAGCAGCGTTGAAGCACTCAGGTGTCGAGTTTGTGTTGGTACAACCTCCAGCGCTGAACACACCTACAGTACAAGCCGTAAAACAGGAGACACCAAAGAGTCCTACGTTTGCAGAAGTTCTCAACGTAAGAACTGATCCACAGAAATAGAGGCACCTCAGATGCCGAGAAAAGAAGCAACGGAAGATAAGGCACGCCCAGCGTACCTCTCTGCAGACGGCACGATAGATTTCAACAAAGTTTTTCAGTTTCAGCCGAAGCAGACAGAACTGCTGAGGAACGTATCACGTCATGGGGATGAATTCCACTCAGGCATGACAAAGGTGTACGTTCAACCTGCGGCAACTCAGTGCCTCAGCGTGGGTGGTATCCGTTCAGGAAAAACCTGCGGATGGCTAATGTACTTCGTTCAGAATTATTGCATGGCGTTCAGCCGTTGCGACATTCTAGTTCTACGCCGAACGTTCAAAGAGTTGGAGTCGGGCGCTATCGCAGATTTCAAGACGTTCATGCCAGCGGAACTGTACGACTACGACCAGACTAAGCACGTTGCAACGTTGACCAACGGTTCCCGTGTAGTCTTCGGCCACTGTCAGAACAACAAAGATCGAGACATTGAGCAGTACTTAGGACAAGCATACCCAGCCATTTTGGTTGATGAGGCAGGACAGTTCTCACAAGACGCATGGATGATGTTGTACTCCAGAAACACAATCAACGCCAGTTGCCAACCAGATGAACTCGGCAACTTCCCAATTCCTTGTATCGTGGGTTGCACAAACCCGCTGGGTCCCTTCTACGAATACTACCGCACCATCTTCGTAGAGAAGGAACCATGGATGAAGCCTGAAGAAGCCAAGAAAGACATAGATGGCACGTGGTGGATTCCCGAGGGCGGCGAGTGGCGATGCATATACGACCCGAAGGGTTATGCCAGCCAGCGCTCTACGGTGTTGGACAACGCTGCTCTGCTGAAACGTGATCCCGCTATTCTCACACGCTTGATGAGTTTGCCAAAAGCCAAGCGAGACAAGATGCTGTACGGACTCGACGGACTTGTCGAAGGACAATACTTCGATTGTTGGGACCCGTGGTATCACGTTATCAATCTGCGTGAAGACCCAGACGCCATTATTTGGCAGGATCACCAAGATGTATGGGTGGGACAAGACTGGGGCATGGGCCACGCCAACGCTGCGTACTTCTTTACGAAGGCGCTAGTGCGTTGGTCGAGTACAAAAGCAGATTACAGACTCAAAACGGTGTGTTTTGCTGAGGTCGTAACGACTGGCGGCAAGACGATGAAGGAATTAGCGTCCATTCTGGCAAGCAGAGCACGGTTGCCGAACGGAAAGCAAGTAAAAGTCAAGGCGATTTACTTCTCGCACGAAAAATTCTCTCGTGTGATGGAAGCACGTACGCCTGCGGACGAATACTCAAGAGTTTTACGTGACTTCGGGTTACCGCCAGTGACTCGTGGCACTATGGATCGCATCGGTTCGGCATCTTTGATGTACAACATGATCAAGAACGGCGAATTAGTCGTCCTCGACTCGTGCAAAGACATTATTTTGTCGATTCCGTCGTTGATGCGTGATCCAAAATGCATGGACGATGTTCTAAAAGTCAATGCGAAGGGCGATGACTGCTATGACGGCTTCCGTTTAGGTGTTTATGGTCAGTTAGGCACAAGAAAGAAGCCTGAGGCCGACACCGTACGTGATCAGGCTCTCGAATTAGCGAAAACCGATCCATTTGCAGCACACTTCTACAAAATGAAGAAGGACGCAGAGGCAAAAAACAAAACTGTGTGCTTCCGACCGCCCGAACAACCAGTTTG